TTAACGACATACCTTTTTTGAACGGCTGATGCTGCCGTCATTACATACAAACTTACCGTCAGCAGTACAGTGCGAGACGCCCCCTTTTGATTTAGAACAAGGGTAATTAGCAGCGTTACTAAACGCAGATGCACCGAATAAAGCTAAAAAAAGAGGGAAGAGAAATAAGGCACGGACTTTCATCGCCAGGTTCCTTGTCAAAATGTTGCTATCAGAGTTCGGCCATTTAGCGCTTTTGCTGATGCTCTTCATCTAAAAGCTTCCATGGTTGCTTAACTCCACTTTCAATCGCATCCGCATAATGCCCTACTAAATCAGCAGTTTCTTTGCTATGCCGCACAAACATGCCGAGGGCATAAAGCCCATTCCTGCTGAGATCGACCTCCACCAGGAGAAGGTCAGGTACAAAATAAACCGTCCGGCCTGAAAGGGTGCGTAAGTAATACTTTTTAAATAGCACCCATTTCTGATAATAAATATTTGCACCAATTTCTAAGGTATTTTGTTCCGGGAAATAAATCACTTGCCAGTCCAGGCGATGGTCAGATTCGTCGTGCAGTAACGTATAGAGGCCCTCCGCGCCCTGGCTTTGAATGATGTTAAGCGCTGCCTGAAACTGTTTTTTACCGCGACGAAATTTAATACCCAGAAAAAGTATCATCCCGCCAGCCAATAACGCAAAGTTAATTACGACAACAATAACCCACCATGTTCCGGTGCCCGACTCTGCAATCAGCGAGGCAAGAATCATACTTGTAACAAGCGCCGCCAGTTGCCAAAGAGTACTTGTGAGAACCCGTTGTTTTTTGGCTTTCCAGGCATAGTAGCCCATAAATACGATGAATAACCCGTAAAAAAAGAGGAGTGACCTGTCCATTATTTTCCCATCCTTGCGAAAAAATCTTTATTGCTGCGGCTATCAGAATTCTGCAAACAAAAAAACAAGGGGCTGGCATAACGCCAACCCCTTGTATTTGCACTAACTTATTGGATGTCGCTTAAGCGAATCTTAGTTCAGGCGCTTTTAACGGACGCTATTGATATACAAGACAAAATTAACAAAAACAGCAAGTTAATTGTATCCTTAGTGCAATGCAGTGCCACCAAATGCAAGCTCTGTGGGCATTATATGGACACCATTACCGCCGGATCAGCAATTGGGTTCAGAACTGCGGCCTCTTCAAGATGGTCAGGTGCGAAATGCGCATACTTCATAGTTTCACGTATGTTGGAATGGCCCAGGATTTTTTGTAAAACAAGTATGTTCCCACCGTTCATCATAAAGTGAGACGCGAAAGTATGCCGCAGGACATGTGTTTTTTGCCCTTCCGTTAGTTCAATGTCAGTAAGCGCCAGCATTTTTTTAAAATCCTGATAGCACGGCTTAAACATTTTACCCTGACGAGTTTCTAGTTCTTCATAAAGCCACTTTGGGATCGGGACAGTCCGATTTTTTTTACCCTTTGTTTTTGTAAAGGTCAGTTTGTATGGTGATAGCTGGGAACGGGTAAGGCGTTCGGCTTCACTCCATCGTGCACCGGTCGCAAGGCATACTTTTACAATCGTCGTCAGGTTTTCTTTTCCATATTGTTCACAACCTCGAAAAAGCTTAGCGATCTGTTGCGGAGTCAGCCAGGACATTTCTTTCTCGGCTTCTTTGAAAACGCGAACACCTTCGAGCGGGTTCGGTAGCTTCCACTCACCAAGTCTTTTGAGTTCGTTGAATACAGCCATCAGGTACTGTTGTTCACGGTTAACCGTGATAGGTTTTGCTACCCAGTCAGCGGGATCTTTGTGGTAACCATTATCAATCTTTCCACTTAGCCGCTGGTCACGATAATGCGCCCAATCTTTAGCGGTTAGCTGCGACGCCACCGGGTTACCAAGGCCGTTACAAACAATATGCAATTTAGCCAGGCGAGATTTGCTGGCTTCTAGCGCCTGACCGTGAAGATTGTGCCAAAGTTCGATAATCTCACTCAATCTGCGACGGTCTTCTTTCTCGCTTTTCCAGGGCTTGTCCTGCGCTTCCCTCTTTTTAAATTCCTCAAAAGCAACAGCCTCGCCTTTTGTTGCAAATTTCTTTCTGATGCGGCGACTGTCGGCCCCGTCTAAACGAAAATCACAGAGCCATTCACCGGTTGTAAGTTTTGTAATGGCCATAGAAACCTGCTTAGTGAATGTTGCGTAGGAAGATGGCTGACTGTCCGTATTCTTTCGGCAGTAGGACTGCTTGCGTTGTAACGTCTGAAAGTCGCAATTCGATGAATTGGTCTTTTTGAAGAGTGCTATCAGTGATCAGGGTTACAGGCTGGTCATTGATGAAAGATGACACGATATCAATTTTCTTATCGCTTCCAGTGTCATTATTGAGACGCACATTGATAATTAGATCTGATGGATTGAAGCTGGAAAAGCTTTTTGAAGTAATAGCTTTGACCCTATCCTTAAGTGACTTAGACGCCTCAACAGCAATATATTGTCCATTAGTGTCTTTATAAGAAAGAATGTGCAATTTGCCATCATCTTTTAAATCTGCATCAGAGTGACGACCATAGACCACAGGGACAGTAAAAATTGCCCAACTTGTCATTTTCTGAGTAAAGCATTCTTTATACTTTGCCTCAGGGAATACCGTTGGAACTGTCTTTTGTGCGTCCAATAAGGTGTTAGATGGTTGGCGAGAATCCTCGTAGCTTGTGCAACTGGCAACTTCAACTAACAAATCAGATTCCGCGTCTTTCAGGCCTTCGGAGAGAACACCTGAAAGGGGTAGATCAGTTCTAACTCCGATTTTGCAGCCACCAAGTAATAATGTAATTGCTATAACAAAAGCTGTTCTATTCATGACATCATCCTAATTATTTTTTGATAATGTAAAATAAACTTTCCCAACACATTCCACATCGTCTACTAAGCACTGAAAATTAACTGATGAATTTTTAAGATTTAATTTATTACCAGGAAGGCGAGAGACTTCATAGACGTCAGTAACCCCATCGATGTTGATTAGCCATGTTCCGCTAGCCAGCAATTTCAACCCTAAATCAGCCAGCCATTTACTTTCGCCCCTTTCTATTAATGCGGGTTCAGTTAATGATTCATCCAATAATGAAGGGTCGCACGTCCAATGACCTTTGGATAAAAGTGAGCCGTTAAAGAGTTCATATTTATTTATTGATTCTGCTTCAATCTTGCTTTCTTTTATTACTGATGCTTCGAGCATTGAACCTCTACCAGTCGCAAGCCAACGTAGCGAAGCACCTGTATCCAGTGCGCATGCCACTACTACGTCACCGGGGAAATAATCTCGTCTAATCCATGTGCTCATAGTGCCAGACGAAATTCCCATCAGTTCTCCAAGCTGTTTTTGCATCGAAAAGCCATAGGCTTGCATGATTCTTTGTAATACAGCCTTTCCGCCCGCACTGAGGATTTCGTTATAAGTAGATTCTGTTACTAAGGGAACGGATGTTTCCTTGTTCACATAATTTGCTTTTGCAAGTTCACCTTTTAAAAGCCAGTCAACGTCAACTCCGGTTGAGTTACTGCACTCATACAGATATCGAAATGGGATATTGCCCCGCGCCAACCAGTTGCTAATGGTTGATTTGGGGATATTGGCAAGTTCTGAAAGCTCCGAACTCGTGCTAACCCCATACGCTCGCCTCATTCGTTCCAGAATCTCTTCAACAGCTTTAGCTTCAGTTCCCATAAGTTTTCATTTTTACCCTTTAAAGCTTGACTGTTCACCAAACGGGAATTAGTCTTGCTTTTGATGTATGAAATGCACGCCAATGCACTAAACCAACAGTTAACCGGAGATATTTACCCATGACTCCACAAATTGCAATCCCATCAGGCCCGGATCTGATGACTTATGAAGAGTTTGCAGAACACTATGGATACGGCATCCGCACTGTAAAACAGATGGTTGCGGATGGTGATCTGCTCCTGATGCCGCGCAAGAAAGACGGCGGTGCAGCTCGTATCAACATGGTTGCTTTTCGTGCCCGTCTGCTTCAGCAGGGTATCAATTGCAAATACGTTGCCGCTTAAGCAATTCAATTATGCGAGTTGAAAAGGAACGCAACATGTTTGATTTTCGAGTTTCTAACCACCCACACTTTGATGATGCATGCCGTGCTTTTGCTAAGCGGCATGACGTTACTGCGTTAGCCAGGCGCGCAGGGATGAAACCGCAAACCCTTCGCAACAAACTGAACCCCACTCAACCCCATCAGTTCACAGCGCCAGAAATCTGGTTACTGACTGACTTAACCGAGGATGCATCACTGGTTGACGGCTTTCTTGCTCAAATTCATTGCCTGCCCTGTGTGCCGGTAAATGAGTTAGCCAGGGAAAAATTATCCATCTACGTGATGCAGGCCACCGCGCAGGTTGGTCAGGTCGCTGCAAACGCGGCAACCAATGGCCGTATTACCCACTTGTCCCGCCGTTCGATTGTGGAAAGTGCGAACGCTGGAATGCGTTTTCTTGCGTTAAGCGCGCTGGCTGTAGATGCGCGTCTTAAATCCAGCCCGGCGATGTCCAGTGCGGTCGATACCATGACCGGCGTTGGCGCATCGTTTGGTTTGATCTGAGGTGCCGGTCATGGATAACGCACCTTCATTTGCTTCATTGCTGGTTCGTCAAAGTCCCTCCATGCACTACGGCAATGGCTGGATTATGGGAAAAGACGGTAAGCGCTGGCATCCAAGCCGCGACCAGTCCGAATTATTAAACGGGCTGAAGACCACGCGGAAACCGTCAGCATATTTAATTATTCGGATTGCCCATTCATTAATTAAAAGGGTGGCTTATGGCTCTTTCAAAGAATGACCTTAATTTAATTCTCGGTGTTGTTATTCCGAATATGGATAACGGCTTCGAAATTAAAACCCGTTCAGGTGAGATTTTCAAAGTTGACCCGAACTGGGAGTGCTGCCAGGAATTTATGGAAGCACTAAAAGCGGAAATGATTAACCAGTTGAATCAGAAACCGCACCGCGTCTACGGCTACAACTAATCGTTCAAGTTAATTCATGGCGTAAACCCGCCGGGCATTCTTTTGCCCAAATTCTGGAGAAATGAAAATGCGAAATACCGAAACACGTAAAACCAAAACCGGGCCTGATGATGCGGGCCTTAACTATTTGCTGACTGAAGCGCGCAAAGACGAACGTCGTGGCCGCGCTGAGGTTATGGCCGCTCGTCTGGACACCCTGGCCGCTCGCATCACCTCCCGCCAGCTCACCTACGCAGAAGCGGCAGAACTGCTGCGCGATGAGGCCGTGAAAATCCAGAACGAAGCCCAGGAGATCCACTGATGGAATACGCCCAGCTCACACCCGGCCAGCATGTCACCGTGACGCCGCGCGGTTCCCGTAGCGTTTATCACGGCAAATTTATCGAGCGCCTGGCGAAAGGGGTATGCGTTTTTATCGTTGATGAATTCGTGGGCCTCACCGGCGCTGATGATATTGGCGATCTGTATTTAGCCGACAGTGAAGTCCGTCGCCGCGTAAAACTGGTGGAGGCGCACTAATGGCTGACTCTATCGATCTGGCTCAACAGCGCGAGCACGAAGAACGCGAGCGCCTGATTCTCAATGCCAGCAGCCGCAGCGCTGCGGTTTCCCGTTTCCTGTGTGAATCGTGCGGAGAGTCCATCCCGGAAGCGCGGCGCATCGCCGTACCGGGCGTGGAGCTGTGCGTCACCTGTCAGGAAATTACAGAGCTGAAAAGTAAGCATTACACGGGGGCCGTATGAACAAAGAAAGACTGGCCGTTAAGCCGCTGACCGATGCGGAACTGGATGAAATCATAGCCGGGAACGTTGACGGTGTTGAGCCTACAACTCAGGAAATATCGATGGCGCTGGAATTACGCGAGCGTCGCAGCCTTACCCGGATAAATTTAGTTGTTGAGTCGGCTAAGCAAGGCGGTGCTGTATGAGCACCATCCTGAAATGGGCGGGTAATAAAACTGACCTTATGCCGGAACTGTTAGCACATCTTCCCAAAGGCCCGCGCCTGGTTGAACCGTTCGCGGGTTCCTGCGCTGTGATGATGGCAACAGACTATCCTCATTATCTTGTCGCGGATATCAACCCCGATTTAATTAATCTGTATCGCACCATCGCAAAGGATTGTGAAAACTTTATCCTGCGCGCAAGGGCAGTATTTGAAAGCTTTGTACTGGCTGAAAATTATTACCGGGTGCGTGAGGCTTTTAATCATGACCGGGAAATTAATACTTTTCACCGCGCTGTTTATTTCCTCTACCTCAACCGCCATTCCTACCGTGGACTTTGCCGTTATAACCAGAGCGGTGGCTTTAATGTCCCGTTCGGAAATTATAAAAAGCCTTACTTCCCGGAAGCGGAAATACGTGCCTTTGCTGAAAAAGCAAAGCGCGCCACGTTTATCTGCGCCAGCTTCGACGAAACCCTGAACATGTTGCAACCGGGCGACGTGATTTACTGCGATCCGCCTTATGACGGTGTGTTTACCGGGTATCACACAAATGGTTTTAATGAGGATGACCAGTATCGTCTGGCCTCCATTCTTGAGCGCCGTTCATCAGAAGGTTACCCGGTCGTCGTATCCAACAGCGACACATCCTTAACCCGTTCCCTCTATCGCAATTTCGTATGCCATCGCATCACGGCGCGCCGCAGCCTGGGTGTTGCTGCCGGTGATGGCAAAACCGCCCCGGAAGTTATCGCCGTATCCCGTTACCCGGCCCAAAAGGCATGGTTCGGGATTGATCTGGCTTCCAGTTGCGACAGCACCGTAGTTTTACGGCGTCTGTAAATGACTGACACCGTATTCCCTTATGCATGGAACGCGCCCCGCGCCGCTGTCGGAGCTTATCAGGCTGATGACAGCGAGCGCGGGATACGTTATCTGACGCCTGATGGTAAGCGTAAGTTTTTATCCGCTATGGAACTTGCGGAAACCGATGAAAAACCAGACCGCAGCAAGGCAGCGCGCCGCCGTCTGGCTTCATTGCCTCACTACGTCCGCAGCTTCTACGCGCGGCAACTGGAGAAGATGGACAGCAAAGGTAAAAAGGCCGCCGATAACTGGCTGTTAAATACCTTTGCGCGCCACGTACTTTCCCGTATTGACCAGGTCAATGACCGTTACCTGCCGAACGCCACCTTACCGGCGGCCCTGATGCCGTTGCGTAATGAATTTTTCCGCCTGTTGTGGGCCGGTAAAAAAGAACTGAAACGCCTGGCGCATAGCCTTGCTGACATCCTGCAAAGCGAGTTTATACGCGAGGTTGATTTTCAGTATGAACGCACCACCGATCCTCATTTTTCAACGCTGTCCGGCTATGGCCGGATAGGATTTCTGGCATCACACCTGAATACCGCCGTGCCGGGCTGGACAGCCTACTGCAACGAAGAACTGGAAGGCGAGGACGCGCTGAAATGTGTGGCGCGTTTACAGTCGCCGCAATGGTGGCTTAACCGCCTGCGCCGTATGCATGCCCGCTGGCGCGAACACCTCATGATTGTGACCGGTTACGTCCAGGCTAAATCCGCACCCTACAGCAGTGAACCCTGTGTTCAGGAATGGCAGGCCCAGAAAAAAGCCAACCGTGAATACCTCAACGCGATGGAGCTGGAAGAACAGGACACCGGTGAACGCCTGTCACTGGCGGATAAGGTGAACGGCAGTATCGCTAACCCGGCCATCCGGCGCGCTGAGCTGATGGTGCGTATGCGTGGCTTTGAAGACCTGGCGAAGCTGGAAGGGCTGGCCGGTGATTTCTATACGCTGACTGCCCCGTCCGCTTATCACTCAACACAAAAGAGCGGACGCCGTAACGATAAATTCAACGGTTCTTCCCCCCGTGATACCCAGCGCTATCTCTGTAAGGTGTGGTCAAAAACCCGCGCCGCATGGAAACGCAGGGGTATCCGTGTCTTTGGTTTTCGGGTCGTTGAACCTCACCATGACGCCACGCCGCACTGGCATCTGTTGCTGTTTATGCGCCCGGAGCATGCTGAACAGGCGCGTGCCATTTTCCGTAAATATGCCCTGAAAGAAGATGGCGGCGAAGCGGGCGCAGAAGAGAACCGTTTTAAGGTCGTGCCGATTGAGGAAGAGCACGGCAGCGCCACCGGCTATATCGCCAAATACATCAGCAAAAATATCGACGGTTACGCCCTGGACGATGAGAAAGACGAGGAGACCGGCGAGCCGCTGAAAGATATGGCACGCCGCGTCAGTGCCTGGGCGTCCCGCTGGGCTATTCGTCAGTTCCAGCAGATTGGCGGCGCACCGGTGACGGTTTACCGGGAACTGCGCAGGCTGCGGGATCGCGAACTGGTTTTACATCCAGAGATTGCCGAAGCGCATACCGCTGCGGATGAGGGGAACTGGGCCGGGTATGTTACGGCGCAGGGCGGCCCGCTTGTTGCCCGTGATTGTCTCCGCGTCCGGCTGAGTTATGACGTCACCGAAAACGGCAATATTTACGGCGATGACGTGTCCAGAATTTCCGGCGTTTACAGCCCGTTTAAAGGCGACACATCCCTGATTTTAACCCGTACATCACAGTACAAAATCGTGCCGAAGCGTAAGCAGGATGACGCTTCCGGTTTTGATTTTGACTTTTCAGGCGGCACCGCCGCCCCTCGGAGTTCTGTCAATAACTGTACGCGGGAGCCGCGAACGGTTGAAAAAAACACAATGCCGGAAAGCACCGTCATAGCTGACGGTGCCAGTTGCGCTATTGATTACAGCTCCCTGACGCGGAAGGAAAGAAAAGAGGTTGCAGCCAGGCTATCCGCAGAGTTTAAAGCGGAGCAACAGCGCAGGCGTGAGCGGCGCAAACGGCAACCGGTATTGCGCCAGCCTGGCGAACGGGCTGAAAAAATCCGCGAATTTGCCAGCTCCATCGGCTGGGATATCGGGGAAACAGAAGTTGGCCTGTTGCTGGCCGGTCAGCGTATTGCGCTGGACGGTGTTTTCTATGTCGCCCGCAGTGACGGTGCGCTTTACAGAACGCGGGAAAAATTGCCCCAATCCACTGCGGCAACGGTCAACACCTGGGTAACGCGGTTGCGGTCGGCTTATCAAAATCAGGGTCAGGAATAACCATGTGGTACCAAAAGACCTTCATGGTCATTTCCGATCGTGCTGGCCATTTCATCGAGGCCGGTCATTTTTAACCATGCTGCAGACGAGAAAAATAAATGAGCTATCTGGGAAGCAAAGCCGCAAGCGGCGTGTATCAGAAAATTATCGCGCAAATGCCACCGCATGATACTTATATCGAAACCCATCTCGGCGGCGGCGCGATAATGCAGCGCAAGCCGCCTGCATTGCGAAACGTGGGAATTGATCTGGATGCGGAGGCGCTACAAAGCTTCGTTTTCCCCCATCAGCTTTCACATGTGAGCCTGGTAAACCGTGACGCAGTTGATTATCTGAAAGCGTTTGATTTTGCCAGCGCCGGTCGCGTCTTGATTTATGCTGACCCGCCTTATTTGCCGGAAACCCGCACCAGTAATGCGCGTTATCGTTTCGAATACACGGTAGAAGACCATCGCCGTTTGCTGTCCTGTCTTCTGAATCTGCCGGAAAATGTGAACATCATTTTATCCGGCTATCCGTCTGCACTTTATGACTCAATGCTGCCGGAATGGCGCACCTGCGAATTTCAGGCAATGACGCGCGGCGGGGTCAGAACGGAAAAGCTATGGATGAACTTTTCAGAAGGTCGGGCGTATACCCATACCTTCGCGGGTAAAGATTACAACGACAGAAACCGCATTAAGCGTAAGGCCAGACGCTGGCAGGAAAAGTACGCGGCGCTTCCAGCCGCAGAGCGTCTGGCGATCATGACCGCCTTAAATGAAATTGACGCATCGTCATAATTTCAAAGGGTTATCAGTTTAAGAATATATCAATGATGTTCATACTTTTTGACTGCAACCACTTTTAAATTTTTCTCATAACGTGCTACTGTATATTTATACAGTAATCCTATCGGGAGGGATTTCATGGTTGTTGAAGAAGTTAGCCGTACCCAGCACAAATGGGCCTGCGTGCAATTCATTGCGGAAGTTTCGTTGTTAGCAAACTGCAAGCCGTCTGATCTGAAGCTGGCGTTAAGCCTTATTGCCGATTTGGCAAACGGTGAAAATCAGGATGCTCAAAGTGAAATTTTTTATAAGGCAGATTAAGCGATGAAACTGAACATCATTCTGGATAAAGAACAAAAAATGAGTCAGACCGTGATTAATTCCTTTGAAGCTGAGCTGGCCTCCAAAATCCATAAAAGTTATCCCGCCACGAAAATCAGCATCAAGAAAGGAACAACAACCGGTATTGAACTCACTGGTTTCCCGCTAGAAAGTGACAGGGAGAAAATTAGTTCGATTCTTCAGGCTGTTTGGGAAGACGATAGCTGGGCGTAACCGGCTAACTCTTTCGAAACGGATTATTTACGAGGCTTATGTATGGGGGCACCCGACGCCAATTATCAGGTTATCTATCGCGGGGAAAGCTTGCTTAATTATGTCCCTGGCGGTTGGGTGTTTTTCCAGCGTCCCCGTGAGAATGGCGGCGGTTACTGGCTGGGAAAAACATGTGATGGCGTATTTATGCTGGAATTCGACCGCCCGGTTTCGCTGAGTGAAGGTATTCTTTACCTGCTGGATTTTGGCAAGTCAGGTAAACGGTTTGGGGTATTTGATGAAAATTTTAAGCTGGTTCCCCCGCCAACTGATCATGCATGACTATGGTGCATGAAAATGAAGGATCTAAAAATGATCGTTATGCCGCTGGCCCGCCTTTTCTGGCGGGCTTTTTCGTTATTCATGCGCCTGCATGAAAACCCATGCATAAAGCGGGCAGGCGTGGCGGGGCTACGAGCGCGCGGTTTGGGTTTTCAGGGGTGGGATGGTGATCAAAATGGGGCAAAATGACAGCCTCCGGGCTGCTGTGGCGTCGTGGTGCTGAGAGGCAGTAAGGAAGAAGGATAAAAACAACGAGGCCGCAGCAAGCCTCCTGTGCGTTTTTAGGATAGGTGAGCCGATTAGATGAGTATTCGGCTCACTATTTGAGCCAAAAAAACCGCCAGTTAAGGCGGTTACGGTCTTGTTCAGGCTGGTTAACTGTTTTCATCGGGGTCAAGGTTGTAAGGTTCAAATGTAATAACCTCTTCACCAAGCCAGTCATTAAGTTCGCTCATTCGTTTCTGAAGCGGGATCAGCTCATTGCGAACAAAAACTTTTGCCGCCTTTTCTACGTCACCGAAACCGCCGGTATTAGTCGGGATGATGCCCATCAGCTGAGGCGGCACACGGTGCGCGGCCAGCATGTCATCACGGCTGATATTTTTAATATTCAGGAACTCATCCTTTGCCGCCACTTCCGACAGCGGGATTATCTGGATGCCGTCCTTTTTCCCGTTCGGACTGTACATAAACAGATTGCGGAAGTTCCCCGGCCCTTTCGACTTTTTCAGCGCCTCGCGGATATTATCCACGTCCTGCTGGTTGGCTGCCGGGTCGCTCATGTACATGATGAATCCCGCGTGTGAGCCGTTCAGGTAATACTTACGACGAAACAGTGTGGCCGACTCGTTAAGCAGGGTTGACGGGATGGCGGACAGGTATTCCGGCAGGCCGTAAATCTCCTGGTTCAAATCCGGCTCCATCAGGTGAAACACGCGGCCCGCGTCAAACTGGTACGGATCCTTGTTGTACCCGTACTGCACAAACCAGTAGGTATCAAGGTCCGTACCGCGCCGGGTAAATTTCGCCAGCGATGGCTCAAGGCTCAACGTCTGGCCAAGCCGGTTAACGCGCTGCTCAAGGTAGCTGTTACCAAAAGTCAGGAAGTCCAGAGCGAACCGGGAAAAAGCCTGCTTTGACAGCCAGCGATGCGGGATAAACGTACTCGTCAGGATGTTGCGCTTTACGTAAATTGCACTGCTGTGGTGGGGGGCTGCCCGGAACGTGCGCGCCAGCCCGTCCAGGCTAATGGGTGGTTCATACCACCGATCCACCTGAACGCATTCCAGATAATCCATCAGCTCACGCCGGTCCAGAACGGGTACCGGCTCACCGAAGCTGAACGCTTCCACGCCGGGTGTATTCTGCGTCATGGGATCTGCCGCGCTGATGCTGTCAGCTTTGCTGCGACCGGCTGTTTTTTTCTTGCTCATTCCGGCTGCTCCTGGTCTTCCTGCGGCCATTTACCCATAAACAACATGGCAAAATTTTCCGCTGACATTGCGCGGCGGTATTCGTTGATATCTGCCGGGCTGAACAGGGGCGCGTCTTCGCGCATATGGTCAGAAAGAATTACCGTTCCCCTGCTGGCAGGGCTGAGTTTTTTCCAGACTGTCCACGCCTCCTGATTTTTTGAAGGGGATGTATACGTGGTAAGACGGTGGCGAACATTTGCGGCGACAGCCTTACCCAGCGCAAAGAGTGTGCGGGGGTGATTTGCCCAGGCGTATTCGCTCACATATGCGTTTCCACACAATCCGGCAAAAAGACTTTTTTCCCCAGCAAAATAAATTACCGCACCATTGCTCAGCAAAATTCGTCCGGTCTCACCTTTGATGTTCACTCCCACATCATGGGCAAAAGCGGCAATGTAATGACGGTTAGCGCCCTCTGCGCTGGCTTCCGTTGTGCCGATAAACACCTGATTTCTTCCGGTCTCGATAGCATCAATCAGTGCTTCCAGAGAAAAAGCAAAGTCAGCGCCACACTGGCGCATTTTGGTGTAGTGGCGCTGCCTGGCGGGATTGCGCATCCATTGTTGCTGATATCCAAAAAGCCGGGTGGCTCGCTGCTTCAGGGCGTTAAGTTGATCGGGGGTAAAAGAATAAGCCATTAAAAAATCTCCACGATATTGCTGTTGTTAACGGTGGTGCCTTCCAGCGGTTCATTGAACAGGGCGTGCATGGTCGCCCAGGCCAAATCGGCGTGGCTGGCTTCCTCGCTGCGGCTGGCTTCATAGGTCGGACGATTGCCGCTGGCTGTGGTGGCGCGGCGGATGGCCATGAAGGATTGCGCGATATCAGTCAGGCCCGCGTCATATTCCAGACGGCGGTGGCTGATGATGTCGTATGCCTTCAGAACCAGGGCGTTTTTCACGTTCGGGTTGTAAACAAACTCGCGGGCCGCCGGGAAAAACTGCTTAACGGACTTGTAAACGCCATCGCCCACGCCGGTGGAGTCGATGCCGATATAAGTCACGTTGTATTTTTTCGTCAGCTCTTCGATGGCCTTCGCCTGGGCGCGGAAGTCCATGCCGCGCCACTGGTGGCGTTCAAGGATGCGGAACTTACCGCCCGGCACATCCGGTGGCGCAATAACCACGCACCCGGCGCTGTCACCGTTCTGGGTTCCCTTTGCCGGGTCGTAACCAATCCAGACCGGACGCCAGCCAAACGGGCGGATCATCAGCGGTTCGAAGTCGTCCCACACTTCCCAGCTGTCCACCATGCAGGCCTGCATCAGCGCCAGCGGGAACACCGACGCCAGGTCGTCCACAAACTGGCACATCAGCAGGTTCTGGAATTCGTCCGGGCTGTATTCCAGGCTGAGCTGGTCGAGGTCGAACAGGTTACAGCCGCCGCGCACCGCGTCTTCAATGGTGACAATCTGGCGGAACTGGCCGTCCGGGCAGAGCGCGCCGGGTGACAGGTGGGCGTGAGACAGGTCGATCTCCACCCTGTCTGCCTTGGCGCGGCCCTTGTTGAACAGCGCGCCGGACCAGAACGGGTACGCGCTGTGGGTCAGGCTGGACGGGGTTGAAAAATAGGTCTGTCGCCATTTTTTATGCAGCGCCATCCCGGAGGCGACCTTGCGCAGCTCCTGGAATTTCGGGATCCAGAAATATTCATCCAGGTACAGGTTGCCGTGATAACTCTGGGCGGTGCGGGCATTGGTCCCCAGAAAATACAGCGTGGCCCCGTTGCTGAGCGTCATCGGGTCGCCCTTCAGTTCAACGTCCACCTCGCGGGCAAACTCAATGATGTACTGTTTGAAAACGTGGGCCTGTGCCTTACTGGCTGAAAGAAAAATCTGGTTGCGCCCGGTGATAAGCGCATCAATCAGCGCCTCGCGGGCAAAATAGAACGTTGCGCCAATCTGGCGGGATTTGAGCAGGTTGCGGATACGGTGAATTTTGCCCGCTTCCCACCACTGCCGCTGGTAGTCGAACGCGGAGCCGTGGAAAATCTCTTCCAGCTTCTCGATCTGCTCGTCGGAAAACACATTCTTTTCCGGCGGCCTGCGCGGGCCTTTGTTACGGTTGGCTACTTTCGGGTTCAGGTCGGCTTCATTGCCGCCGTTATTAAATTTCCCGATGCGCGCCTGCTGCACCGCCTGGCGGGACAGTAAATCTATTTCCTTGTAGTCCTTCCCTTCCTTCTGCTCCTTCATGACGAGCTGGCAGTAGCGCGCCGCCGTGGTGAGCTGCATCTGATCCAGTGGGCCTATGTCAGCCCACTTGTCACGCTTTTTCCAGCTGTGAACGGTCGCGGGTTTCTCTCCCAGCATTTCAGCAATGCGGGCGATACGGATCCCACTGAAATACAGGAACATGGCCTGTTTTCGCGGGTCGAGGTCTGAACTGATGGGCGTCGTATTCATGCCGCCAGACTACGGCCCCGCGCGCGTCTTCTCCGCTTCTGGCTGTTGTGCCATTTCCGGCACAATGCCGCCGCGTTGTTTCGCCGTCCGCACCCCGCAACCATAAAGGCTCACACGTCGTTATGAACTAACCGGAGCCGGAAACATGGCAAAAAAAGCAAAGCGTTTTCGTGTCGGGGTGGAAGGTGCCACCACGGACGGGCGCAATATCGAGCGCGACTGGCTGACCCAGATGGCCGCGAATTACGATCCGCAGGTTTACACCGCCCTGATTAATGTCGAGCACATCAAGGGGTTCACGCCGGACAGTCCATTCCGCCGCTTCGGGAAGGTTGACCGCCTGGAAGCTGAAGAAATTACCGACGGCAAACTGGCGGGAAAAATGGCGCTGTATGCCTGGATTTCCCCGACGGACGATCTGGTCGCCATGACCGGCAAAATGCAGAAGCTGTTCACGTCCATGGAAGTGAACGTCAGCTTTGCGGACAGCGGCGAAGCCTATCTGGTTGGCCTGGCGGTCACTGACGATCCGGCAAGCCTCGGCACTGAAATGTTGCAGTTCAGCGCAGGCGCGGCAAACAGTCCGCTCGCCAGTCGCAAACTGGCCGCCGGTAACCTGTTTACGGCTGCTGAAGAAACCCTCATCGAATTTGAAGACGAGCCGGAAGAAAAGCCGAATCTCTTCACCCGCGTTAAAGAGCTGCTGACCCGTAAATCCGCTGACGATAAGGCGAAGTTTGCCGACGTGCATCAGGCAGTGGAAGCGGTGGCGCAGGAGCACCAGACCCTGTCCTCCACCGTGGACGGGATCGGCACCGCGCAGACCGGGTTTTCCGCCCGCCTGGATGAAATGCAACAGGCCATTGAATCCGGTCGTGCGGAGCTGGTCAGCCTGCGCGAAAGACTTTCCGCTGAAGACAGCCGCAGCGACCGCCGCCCGACAGGCACCGGCGGGAACGGCAGCGCTGAACAACTCACCAACTGCTGACGGAGTTACAGCACAATGAAAAAAACCACCCGCTTTAAATTCAATGCGTATCTGACCCAGCTCGCGACGCTGAACGGCGTCGCCGTGTCGGATATTGCATCGAAGTACACCGCTGAGCCATCCGTCGCGCAGACGCTGGAAACCAAAATTCAGGAGTCATCCGGCTTCCTGCAAAAAATCAACATCATCCCGGTGGATGAGCAGTCCGGCGAGCGTCTGGGGCTGGGTATCGGTGCCTCCATTGCCGGAACCACCGACACCACCCAGAAAGAGCGCGAACCCACCGATCCGACCTATATCGACGGCGAAGGGTACAAATGTACCCAGACCAACTACGACACGGCACTGCCGTATTCAAAGCTGGACCTGTGGGCCAAATTCCAGGACTTCCAGACCCGCATCCGCGATGCGATTGTTCTTCGCCAGGCACTGGACCGCATCATGATCGGTTTTAACGGCGTGAAGCGTGAAAAGACGTCCAACCGGGAAACCTACCCGCTGTTGCAGGACGTCAACATCGGCTGGCTGGAGAAAATCCGCCAGGAAGCGCCGGTGCAGGTACTGGATAAAATCGTCAGCGAAGGCCAGGTGATCTCCCCGAAAATCCGCATCGGAACCGGTGGCGACTTCGCCAACCTGGACGCACTGGTGCTGGGCGCAGTGAGTGAAAAAATTGCGCCGTGGTATCAGGAAGACACCGAACTGGTGGTGGTCTGTGGCCGCTCGCTGCTGGCTGACAAGTATTTCCCGATTGTGAACCGCGACCAGCCCAACTCGGAAACGCTGGCGGCGGACCTCATCATCAGCCAGAAACGCATCGGCAACCTGCCCGCCGTGCGCGTTCCGTTCTTCCCTGCGAACGCCATGCTGATCACCCGCCTGGATAACCTGTCCATCTACTGGCAGGACGGCACCCGCCGCCGCTCGGTTATCGACAATCCGAAGCGTGACCGCGTGGAGAATTTCGAGTCCGTCAATGAAGCCTATGTGGTCGAGGATTACGACGGCGTTTGCCTGATTGAAAACATCGAGATGCTGGCCGTTCAGGGTAATGGTTCATCCGGCGCGCTGACTGCCGACAACATCCAGGCGCTGGTCGCGGCTGCGGTTCAGGGCGTGATCGATGGTCAGAACGCCGCAGGCGGCACCGGGGCGTGACCATGAACCCTTTCCGCGCCCACACGCAGTATATCCAGGCTAAGGAGGCCGCCCGCGAGGGTGGCAGCCACAGCGGGGCGAGCGGTTACAACATGATGTTGTTGCAGCTCACCGAACACCGCCGCCGCCTGAAGGGGATCCAGTCAACCGAGCGTAAGTGCGAGCTGAAACGGGAATTTCTGCCGCTCTATGCCGGGTGGATTGCCGGGTTGCTGGAAGCGGATTCCGCACCGCAGGACGACGTGGCGATGTACCTGATGATCTGGCGCATTGATGCCGGTGACTACACCGGCGCGCTGGATATCGCCCGCCATGCCCTGAAGCATGGCTGGGTGATGCCGCAGCGTTTCAACCGTACCACGGCAACGGCTGTTGCTGAAGAGTTTGCCGATGCCGCAATGCGCGCCTTTGCGGATGGCGGCACCTTCAACGCCGCGCTGCTGACGCAGGCGCTGGCGCTGGTCGAATCCCAAGATATGCCGGACCAGTCCCGCGCCCGTCTTCACAAGGCGCTGGGCTATGCCCTGCGGGATAACGATCAGGCCGTCGCCGCGCTGAACCATCTTAAACGCGCCCTGCAACTGGACAACAACAGCGGTGTGAAAACCGACATCAAGCAACTGGAATCCCGGTTGCGAAAGGCCGCAAGCGGCTGACGAATCGTGCCAACGCGCGGGGCGGCACGGGGTGGCGACAGGCTGTAAGCCGCATCAAAACCCCGTCCACCGCCCAACTTTTGGGAGTAACGGAATGAATATGAAGTTCGTTTCACCGGAGCCGGTGAAGGACGGCGCGCAGGACACCATCACCAACACGCCTTTCTGGCCTGAGATCAGCCTGTCGAAATTCCGCCAGGACATGCGCACTGACGGCACGGTCACCCCGGAACGGCTGCGCCAGGCACTGCTGACCGCCATGGCCGAAGTGAATGCCGACCTCTACGAGTTTCGCGAGAAACAACAGGCCAGAGGATGCGCGGATTTAAACAGCGTACCGGCGGAGAGTATCGACGGTGAAAGCCAGCGGGTGATGCTGTACCGCCGTGCGGTGTTCTGCTGGGCGAAAGCCAATCTGGTTGAACGTTACCGGGACTTTGACGCCACCGGTGAAGGCAAAAAAAAAGCGGATGAGTATGCACAAACGGCGGACGAACTGATGCGGGATGCCCGCTGGGCCATTTCCCGTGTTCAGGACTTACCGCATATGACGGTGGAGCTTATCTGATGAAAGTCCGGGCGCAACAGAATGACACGGTTGACGCCATCTGCTGGCGTTATTACCGGCGCTCGCAGGGCATGACGGAAGCCGTCCTGAATGCCAACCCCGGACTCGCGGAGCGGGGGCCGATCCTGCCGCACGGGCTGGAAATTGAACTGCCCGAACAGGTGCCGGCGGCTGTCGCCCGGACCATTCAACTCTGGGAGTGATGATGAGTATTGAGCGGATGATGTCGGCGCTGACCTATTTCATCGCGCTGTTTCTGGCCTGGCTGGGCGATTTCTCGCTTCAGGATCTGGGAACGGTGCTTGCCATGGTGCTGGGTGTGGCGGCGTTCGCGCTGTCCTGGTATTACCGGCGCAAAACCTACCAGTTACTGGCCGCCGGGGCGATCAGTCGGGAGGAGTATGAACGCGCAAATCGTTAAACGTTGTGTGATTGGCGTGGTGCTGGCAATTGCCGCCACGCTGCCGCAGTTCCAGTTGCTGAAAACCTCGCCGCAGGGGCTGGCGCTGATTGCCGATTATGAGGGCTGCCGCCTCACGCCGTACCGCTGCGCCGCCGGTGTCTGGACTAACGGGATCGGACATACCGACGGCGTCGTGCCGGGGAAAACCCTTAACGAGCACCAGGTGGCCGGGAATCTCGTCAGCGACGTGTTACGGGTGGAAAAGGCGCTGGCGGTCTGCGCGCCGGTGGACATGCCGCCGCAGGTGTATGACGCACTGGTCAGTCTGGCGTTTAACGTCGGCACCGGTGCGGTGTGCCGCTCCACGATGGTGTCGTTTATCAAACGGCACCAGTGGTGGCAGGCGTGTGATCAGCTGTCGCGCTGGGTCTACGTTAACGGAGTGAAAAACAACGGGCTTGAAAACCGCCGCGCGCGGGAAAAGGCGTGGTGCTTAAAAGGGGTGAATCCATGAAACGTAAAGTGATTTCTTTTGTGCTGGATGTGGTGCTGACGCTGATGCTGGTCGCGGGCCTGATGAAACCGGAAAGCGTGGCGGTGAATTTTGTGGTGGCGTGGGCCTGGCTGGGCTGCGCGCTGTGCCTTGCGGCAATGGCAACCGGCATGGCGGGCCATGTTATCTGGTACGTGTTTGAAAAGGGCAAGGTCCCGGATGCGGAATCGCAGGCGCTGAAGGCGGTACGCGCCATTTTTAACCCGGAGATATCCCCGCTGCGCCGGTGGTGGTCCTGGGCAATGTTTGCCGGGATCGTGGTCTGTCTGATTAACGCGGGCTGGCTGGTAGTGGCAGTTGTTTATCTGTTCTGCGCTGTGGCATTCCGGTTTACAGCCTCGGTTTATCGTCAGCTGATGGCGGATGCACCATGCACCGTGGCGTAGTGGTGGTTCTGGCGGCGCTGGCTGGCCTGCTGGCCTTTATGGGCTGGCGGCTGAATGAGGCGCATCAGGCTATCGGCAGCCGTGACCGGGACATTGCGGCCCTGTCTGAAAAGCTGAGCGATAAAAGCGGCCAGCTCCTGGCCGTGGATATGGTGGCCCGGATGAATGACGCCTTTCAGGCCAGTCTACAGCGCAACACGGAAGCCATTCACACGGCGGCCGCAGAACGTCAGGCAATGATTAAGGGGGTGATCCGTGGAAGTGAAGAAAATGCGCGCTGGGCTGATGCTCCTTTGCCTGCTGATGTTATCCGCCTGCAAAACCGCCCCGCCCTTACCGGCGGCGCAGGTTATCACGCTTTCCTGTCCGGCGGTGACCCGCTGCCAGCTTCCGGCAAGCAACCCGACAACCAACGGTGAACTGCTGGAAGCCAAAGAAACAGCGGAAACCGCCTGGGGGCTGTGTGCCGCGAAGGTGGATGTGATCGTGGACTGTCAGGAGAAACTCAGTGAAAAAACCCGATTCCCTTCGTTGCGCACTGAATGAAGGGGTGGCGCAACTTCGTGATAACCCGGAAACGCTTCACATCTTTGTGGATGATGGAAGCCTGATAAGCACACTGGCACCGTCATTGTCCTGGGAGTATCGCTACACACTGAATGTGGTAGTGACTGATTTTGCAGGGGACCAGAATTTGCTTATGGCGGTTTTGCTGGCGTGGATCCGTGAAAACCAGCCGGACCTGATGGCAAACCCGGACCTACGCAGTAATGGTTTCACTTTTGAAGCGGTCATTCTCAGTAATAACACCTGCGATATGAGTATTGATCTCAGACTTACCGAACGGGTCATTGTAACCCCTTCAGGGGAAACAATGGTGGTCAGTGCTGTGCCGGAACCTGAAGACGTGGAGATGCGTGATGATTACTGGCTCAGAAAGAAATGATGCCCTGATAGTTGACCGTGAACTGGTCGCTCTGCTGGAAAAACTTTCCGGGCGCAGTCGGCGTCAGCTATCACGCGAAATTGCCCGCGATTTACGTAAGGAGCAGATCAAACGAATATCCAGCCAGAAAAACCCGGACGGTACGCCTTTTACAAAACGTAAAGCGCGTTTTATCACCGTGCAACAGGGAATGAAATTTCTCTGGCAGGGTGAAGTCCGCAACCTGAAAAACTGGCAGGTGCGTAAAGCAAGACATGGCGATTTGATTACCGGCTATGACCTTGAGCGCAGCGCTATCCGGTCATTCTATAAACGTGACATTAAGCGGTTTCTCGAAGTCAAAACCCGTCGCATTAAAACGCGGGGGAAAAACAAACAGGCGCGGATGTTCAAAAAGCTGGCATCTAATCGTTTCATGCTCACCCAGCATACGGCTGATGGCGCGGCGGTGTTCTTTGCTCCACAAGTTCAACACATTGCGCAGGTTCATCATTATGGGCTTAAGGATCGTGTCCGTCCGGGTGTTGAGGTCCAGTATCCTGCTCGTCAGTTGCTGGGGTTTACACAAGCAGACATGCAGCACATTGAGTACCAGATTATTTCCTGGCTGACCAGCCGCTGATTGTCTGGTGCCTGAAACAACAGCCGGGACTAATTGCCACGCGGCAACAATGGAAAACTGATGTTATGAAAACAGAATTCAGCCTTGCCGAACTATACCGCCTGCTACTGAACCTCATCCGAAAGGGTGTGGTGACAGACGTTGACGCGGAAAACTGGCAGTGTCGGGTCCAGACCGGCGATCTCGAAACCAACTGGCTTAACTGGCTGACCCTGCGCGCCGGTAAATCCCGCACATGGTGGAAGCCGTCTGTGGGTGAACAGGTTCTGGTACTGGCAGTGGGCGGCGAGTTAACCACGGCGTTTGTTCTGCCAGGCATCTATTCCGATGCCTGCCCGCCGCCATCCACTTCAGAGGACGCGACGGTGACCGCGTTCCCGGACGGGGGCTGGATTGAGTATGAGCCGGAAACCGGGCGTTACCTGGTAAAAGCCGGGGCCAGTATCGTTTTTGATGCGCCGCAAAGTATTGCCATTAAAACCGCGTTGCTGGACATCAAAGCGGACCGGACGGTGATCGAGGGTGAAGTTACCCAGAGCGGCGGCGCATTGTCTTCCAATGGTGTTGTTCTGGATGCTCATGCGCACACCGGCGTAATGAAGGGCGGCGCTAACACGGGCGGGCCAGTCTGATGATGTACATGGGAATGAATCAGCGGACCGGCGAAGCCATCACGGATATCGATCATATTCGCCAGTCCGTGCGGGACATTCTGACCACCCCCGTCGGTTCCCGGATTTATCGACGGGATTATGGCTCGCTGTTTTTATCGCTGATTGATGATCCAACGAACCCGGCGACAAAACTCAGGGTAATGGCGGCAACCTACAGCGCGCTTAATCGCTGGGAACCGCGTATCCGGTTAGACAGCGTCACGCTGGAAACCACCATGGACGGTGAAATGGTCGTTGAGCTTAGCGGCTATCGTGATGACGGTTCCGCTGTGAGTTTAAGCGTTCCGATGGGGAATAATTTATGAGTGCCGTTGACCTTTCATCCCTGCCCGCGCCGCAGATTATTGATGTGCCGGATTTTGAAACGCTGCTTACGGCGCGCAAGGCGCGTCTGGTATCGCTTTACCCTGCTGAATTACAGGATGCGGTTGCCCGCGCGCTTGAACTGGAATCGGAACCACAACTTAAAATCCTTCAGGAAAACTGCTACCGGGAAATTCTGCTGCGTCAGCGCATCAATGAAGCAGTGCAGGCGGTCATTATTGCCCGTTCCGGCGGCGGGGACCTGGACAACCTGGTCGCCAACTTTAATGTGCAGCGTCTGGTCGTCACGCCAGCGAATGAAACCGCCGTTCCGCCGGTTCCGGCGGTCATGGAAAGCGACGAGGATTTACGCCAGCGCGCGCCGGAAGCGTTCGAGGGTTTATCCGTGGCGGGGCCTGAAGCGGCGTATAACTTTCACGCCCGCAGCGCTGACGGGCGGGTCGCCGATGCATCCACGGTCAGCCCGTCACCCGCTGCGGTGGTGGTGACCGTGCTGTCCCATGAGGGTAACGGGCAGGCCAGCCAGGCGCTGCTGGATATTGTAGCCAGCAAGCTGAGCGCCGAAACCATCCGCCCGCTGGGTGACCGGCTGACTGTTCAGTCCGCCGCTATCACTGAATACCGGGTGGCGGCAAAGCTGCACCTGTTTGATGGCGTGGTGGCCGGTCCCTGTCTGGCGGCAGCGAAGAACAATCTTGCTGCCTATCTGCTGGAGCAAAAGAAGCTGGCGCGCAGTATCCGGCGCGATAACTACAAGGCGGTGCTGCGTGTGGCCGGGGTGGACTGGGTGGAGCTGCTGGAGCCTGCCGCCGATGTGCTGATGGATAAGTCACAGTCGGGATACTGCACCGCCACGGATATCACCATTGCCGGGGATGCCAATGAATAGCCTGTTACCACCGGGATCGTCCGCGCTGGAACGTCGTCTTGCTGAAGCCTGCGGCGATATCAGCACCGTTCCGGTGCCGCTGCGCGAACTGTGGAACCCTGACACCTGCCCGGAACACCTGTTGCCCTGGCTTGCCTGGTCATTCTCGGTTGACCGCTGGGATGAAGCCTGGCCGGAAGCGGTGAAACGCCAGGTGGTGCGTGATGCGTATTTCATCCACCGCCAGAAAGGCACCATTGCCGCCGTGCGCCGTGTGGTAGAGCCGTTCGGCTTTCTTATCCGGGTGATCGAGTGGTGGCAGTCCGGTGAAACGCCGGGAACCTTTCGCCTGGATATTGGCGTTCAGGACCAAGGCATCACGGAAGAAACCTATCAGGAACTTGAGCGGCTGATAGCGGGCGCAAAGCCGGTCAGCCGCCATCTGGTTGGCCTGTCCATTAACTTGCAGACCACTGGCAGCGTTATCACCGGCGCGGCCAGCTATCAGGGCGATGAGCTGACCGTATATCCGTACTTTGCTGAAGCTATCAGCGTGGGCGGCCCGGCAGTGTCCGGCGCTGCCATCCATTTGATTGACGAGATGAGCGTAAATCCATGACGGCAAAATATTATGCAATCCTGACCACGCTGGGTGCCGCGAAGCTGGCTAACGCCATGGCGCTGGGAACGAAACTGGAAATTACCACCATGGCCGTGGGTGATGGTGGCGGCGTACTGCCGACACCGGACGCCAGTCAGACCGCCATTATCGGCGAACAGCGACGCGCCCCGATTAACATGCTGAGCATTGACCCGGCGAACCCCGGACAGATTATTGCTGAACAGGTTATCCCGGAAAATGAGGGCGGTTTCTGGATCCGCACTATCGGTCTGTACGATAAGGACGGGACGCTGATTGCCGTGGCGAACTGCCCGGAAACCTACAAGCCGCAGTTACAGGAAGGCAGCGGGCGTACCCAGACCATCCGCATGATTCTGATCGTGTCGAACACTGATGCCATCACCCTGAAAATTGACCCGTCGGTGGTGCTGGCGACCCGGAAGTACGTTGATGATCGCACAATTGAGGTTAAGGCGTATGCCGATGAGCTGATGGCCGCGCATCTGGCCTCCGCTAACCCGCATAACCAGTATGCACCGAAAGCCTCACCAGCCCTGACCGGGACGCCAACCGCGCCGACACCGGCTAAAACGGACAACACAACCAAACTTGCCACCACGGCGCACGTGAAACTGGTCGCGGCAGATTATGCGCCGCTGGCAAACCCGGCGCTCACCGGCAAGCCCACCGCCCCGACGGCGGCGCAGACGTCAAACGACACGCAGCTCGCCACCACAGCATTTGTGAAAGCGGCTATCACTGCGCTGATTGATTCCTCACCGGCGGCGATGGACACGCTGAACGAACTGGCCGCCGCGCTGGGTAACGATCCGAACTTCGCCACAACCATGACGAACCTGCTGGCCGCAAAAGCGCCGCTGGCAAGCCCGGCACTGACAGGAACGCCGACAGCACCGACGGCAGCGCAGACCGTCAACAATACGCAGCTCGCCACCACGGCGTTTGTGAAAGCGGCAGTGGCCGCGCTGCTGGCAAGCCCGGCGTTTACCGGAACGCCAACGGCCCCGACGGCGGCGCAGACCGTCAACAACACGCAGATTGCCACCACGGCTTATGTAAAAGCGGCACTGGCTGCCCTGGTGGATTCCTCACCGGCAGCGCTCGACACGCTGAACGAACTGGCCGCCGCGCTGGGTGACGATCCGAACTTTGCCGCCACCATGACAACTGAACTGTCCAAAAAAATGGATAAGGCCAGTAACGGGGCAGATATTCCAGATGTGGCGGCGTTTCTCACAAACCTTGGTTTAAAAGAAGCTGCAAAACAAGGGGTGGCTACAGCTGCACAAATGCAAGCGGGAACAGCAACAAACCTGCTGCCGAGTGTGGCGGCGGTGATGAGTCTATTTAACAAGCGGACTTTTGCTGATGCTGATTTTGTTCGTATACCGGATGTTCCCGGGGGGTTGATTATTCAATTTGGGAGGGGGTTTATGTCTACTCAAGGTGGGAAATATAATTTCCCCACACCGTTCCCCACAAAATGCATATGCTTTTTACCTGTAAAAGCAGCAGAAACACCGCGGTATATTTCTGTGGGTGCTGTCGATACTACGGGCGTAAATTTATGGGGGTGGATTCAGGCGGGGGCATCTAGTGTTCCAGATACCTTCTATTTTATTGCTATAGGTTACTGAAATGGAAAAAGCTTATTTCTCTCCATCAAAACTTATTTTTATTCCGGGCGCATGGAAGGATGATGGCACATATAGTGAAAAAAACTGGCCATTCGATGCCGTTCTGTTGTCACAATATGAAGTGGCTACTTTCTGGCGGCGGCTTGCTCCAGCAGGCAAACGGCTGGGTGCGCTTGATGGGCGCCCTGTATGGGTAGATATTCCTGAACCTTCAATTGAAGAACATCTCATTATAGCTGAGCAGAAAAAAGAAGAGATGCTTTCTATTGCTGCATCTAAGATTGTTGTTTGGCAGACGAAGTTGTTGATAGGGCGTAAACTTTCGGATGATGAGTTGGCCGATCTAAATCGTTGGATGGATTACATTGACAATCTTCAAGCCAGTAAGTTTACTTCTACCTTAGACATATTATGGCCTGAAACCCCGGCTTAAGGTACAATTCATGGGGTCATTGAGAGGGCACCATGAAGAATAGAAATAATGTTATCGACTCATGGCGCGCCGTAGCAGTAATGCTCGTTACGGCGTTCCATGTTTTTGTTTGGTCAAATTCTAAAGGGATAGAGCTTCCTTTAGGTTTTGATGTGATGGGGGCATTTGGTAACGGATGGGTCGGAGTGGGAATGTTTTTTGTTCTATCCGGTTATTGTATGGCAAGCTCAAGTCAGAAAATCTTTTCAGAGGGTATAAATCCAAAAAATTATGGGATGTATTTTTTAAATAGACTCCTCAGGATATCAGGACCTTATTATATATCTATTGTATTTTGGTGTATTGTTATAAATTTGTTTAATGTTGCCTACAAACCTACTGGCTTAATAGATATTTTTACTCATGCGTTGTATGTTCATAACTTTGCTAAAGAAACCATGTATTCCATTAGTGGTGTATACTGGTCACTGGCAGTTGAAATGCAGTTTTATGCCTTCCTGCCGCTATTGGTTTCTTTTTTTAAGTCGGTTCAGCAACGATTATTTTTATTGTTTTTAACACTGGCCATGTCGGTATTTTTAAATGTATTCTCTGTTAATCCATTAGTAACTTGGAGTATTCTCTGTTATCTGTGTCTGTTTGTGATAGGTTGGTTGTGTTCAGTTTATCAAAATTATTTAGGAAAGCTTTTAGGCAGCAGGAGGACATTTGTAATGCTTAGCACTTCCTTTTGTTTTGCCCTGTTATATAAAGGTGTTAGATTTGATAATATGGTTAAAATTTATGAAATATTTACATCCTGCATGTTCTCATTAGTTTTGGTAAGTTCAATTGAGAGATTTAGTAGCAATTATAGCTTCATAATTAAAGGGCTGTCTTTTATTGGCAGGGCGTCATATAGCATTTACTTGTATAACTATATTTTTTGGGTTTTTAAAAGAGAGGATTTATCTATTACACAAAGAATATTAATATTTATTTTCGTGATTTTGTTCGGGATAGTAATGCATCTTTTAATCGAGACAAAAACAGAAAAAATTCGTTATCGTTTGATGCGAAAATTTAGGATTGGTAAAGAAAGCACAGCAACAACTGAATTCAACTAATCATTTTATTCAAACGGCCTGAACTAATATGATAACTAACTCTGCCAGATATGATCCCCTTCATCAGGGCTTTGCATGCTTTGACGAAAATCTAAGCCGAATTATTGTGTTTGATAGTTCATGCGAACGAATCGAAAAGTAAATGACAGCGCTAAAAGCTGGCGTATTGTGCCAGTAACAGCACAACGGCGCGAAGCTGTGCGCGCGACCTAATCACTTCACTATAGGGCGGAATCCACTCAGGAGGTCCGCCAGATGGCTGAAGATTATCACCACGGTGTCCGCGTTCTGGAAGTCAATGAAGGAACGCGCACTATCCGTACCGTCAGTACCGCTGTTGTCGGAATGGTCTGCACGGCAGACGACGCCGACGCAGCAACATTCCCGCTTAACACGCCGGTGCTTATCACTGACGTGCTCACCGCGTCCGGCAAGGCGGGCGAAACCGGCACCCTCGCCCGTTCGCTGGATGCTATTGCCGATCAGTCCAAACCCGTCACCGTTGTGGTGCGCGTTGAGCAGGGCGAGACCGAAGCGGAAACCACGTCGAATATCATCGGCGGCGTGACTGCCCAGGGCAAACGCACCGGCATGAAAGCGCTGCTTACCGCCAATAACCAGCTCGGCGTGAAACCGCGCATTCTGGGGGTTCCCGGTCATGACACACAGGCGGTCGCGTCTGAACTGCTGAGCGTGGCGCAGTCCCTGCGCGGCTTCGCGTATCTGGCCGCCTATGGCTGTAAAACCGTTCAGGAATGTATCGATTACCGCGCCAACTTCGGCCAGCGTGAAGGTATGTTGATCTGGCCTGATTTTACCGGCTGGGACACGGTGACTGATGCCGAACAGACGATGTACGCCACCGCCCGTGCGCTGGGCCTGCGCGCCAAAATTGACAGTGACACCGGCTGGCATAAGTCGCTTTCCAACGTCGCAGTGAACGGCGTCACCGGCATCAGCGCGGATGTGTTCTGGGATTTGCAGGATCCGGCAACCGACGCGGGCCTGCTGAACAAAAACGACATCACCACGCTTATCCGCTCTGATGGTTTTCGCTTCTGGGGTTCCCGCTCCCTGAGCGATGACCCGCTGTTCCAGTTTGAGTGTTACACCCGCACCGCGCAGGTTCTGGCGGACACCATGGCAGAGGCCCACATGTGGGCGAATGACATGACGCTGACCCCGTCACTGGCCCGCGACATTATCGAAGGCGTGAAGGCCAAAATGCGCTCGCTGGTCAGCCAGGGTTATCTGCTGGGCGGAGACTGCTGGTTTGACGACAGCGTGAACGATAAGGACACCATCAAGGCCGGGAAGCTGTGGCTGGACTATGACTACACCCCGGTCCCGCCGCTGGAGAACCTGATGTTCCGCCAGCGTATCACCGACCGTTATCTGGTCGATTTTGCCAGCCAGCTTAAATCCTAAGGGGACGTTATGGCACTGCCACGCAAGGTTAAATACCTGAATCTGTTTAACGCCGGTCAGAACTGGATCGGCCTGGTTGAGTCCGTCACCCTGCCCAAACTGACGGAGAAAATGGAGAAGTACCGGGGCGGCGGTATGCCGGGTTCGGTGGATATCAGTCTGGGCCTGGACGACGGCGCGCTGGATACGGAATTCACCATTGGCGGTACGGAGATCCAGCTGTTCAAGCAGATGGCGACGCCCACCGTTGACGGTGTTCAGTTGCGTTTTACTGAATCCCTGCAACGTGACGACACCGCCGAAGTGACCGCACTGGAGCTGGTTACCCGTGGCCGCTACAAGGAACTGGATTCCGGCGAGCACAAGCAGGGCGACAGCTCAACCACCAAAGTGACCTGCACCAACACTTACGTAAAACTCACCATCAATGGTGAGGAGCTGTATGAAGTGGACACGGTGAACATGGTCTGGAAAGTCGGCGGCGTGGATATGCTTGAAGCACACCGCACCGCGCTGGGCCTTTAATTAAAACGGGCGCGCCTGCCGCGTCCGTCCTTACTTCTCTTTTATGAACGGAACACATCATGACCAAAGAAACCGAAACCACCGGCACCGAACCACGCACCACCGCAACCGTCACCCTTGACTGCCCGATCCAGCGCGGTAAACAGACCATTGAAACCATCACCGTGCGCAAGCCGCAGTCCGGCGCGCTGCGCGGCACCCGTTTGCAGTCGCTGATGGAAATGGACGTGGACAGCATGATGGTGGTGCTGCCGCGCGTCACCACGCCGTCACTGACCCGCGAGGAAGTGCTTACCCTGGAGCCGGGCGATCTGTTGCAGTTATCCGTGGAGCTGGTCAGTTTTTTGTTACCGAAGTCGGCCACTGCCGGTTTCCCGACAAATTAACTGTTGATGATTTAATTGCCGATATCGCCACGATCTTTCACTGGCCGCCCGATGTAACCGGCGATATGTCGCTGACAGAACTGCTGGAGTGGCGGCACAAAGCCATTTTACGAAGTGGGGCCGCCGATGAGTGACCGTAACCTGCGTTTGCAGGTTGTATTAAATGCCGTTGATAAGCTCACCCGCCCGTTTAAGGATGCGCGTGCCGGTTCTCAGGAACTGGCCGCCGCCATCAAAAAATCCCGTGATGCCCTGAAACAGCTCGACCAGGCTGGCGCGAAGCTCGACGGGTTCCGCACCCTGCAACAGTCCGTGAAACAGACCGGTGCCGATCTGGCGCAGGCCCGCCTGCGCGCCCAGATGATGACCCGCGAAATGGCGGGGATGGAAAACCCGACAAAGAAACAGACCAAAGCCCTGGAAGACCAGTGGCGGGCCGTGTCACGTCTGGAGAAAAAACAGCAGGAAGAAACAGCGCAGCTAAGCCGGGTCCGGGCGGAGCTGTACCGGCTGGGTATTTCTGCCAAAGACGGCACCGGCGCAACGGAAAAAATCCGCCGGGAAACGGCCCGCTATAACAATGAGCTTCGGGAACAGGAAGCCAGGCTGAAGCGCGTCGGGGAACAACAGCGCCGCGCAGCTGCTGCGCGCGCGCAGTACACCCGCTCGCTGGAAATCCGTGACCGGGTGGCCGGGGCCGGTGCAGCCATGACGGCGGCGGGCGTGGGTATGTCCGCGCCGGTGCTGTCCGCCGTGAAAAGTTATTCCAGCCTGGAAGATGCCATGAAGGGCGTCGCCAGGCAGGTTAACGGCCTGCGAGACGACAACGGCAACCGCACCGCGCAGTTTTATGAAATGCAGGCGGCCATCAAGCAGGCGGGCGAGCAGTTACCCATGGCAAACGGTGCGATTGACTACGCCGCCCTGGTGGAGGGGGGCGCGCGCATGGGGATCGGGGGCGATGCCAAAACATGGGAAGAACAGAAAGCGGATTTGCTGAGGTTCGCGGCGGTGTCCGCCAAAGCGGCAACGGCTTTTGAGCTGCCCGCCGATACCCTGGCGGAAGACCTGGGGAAAATCGCCCAGCTCTACAAGGTTCCCACAAAGAATATCGAGCAGTTAGGCGATGCGCTTAACTACCTGGACGATAACGCCATGTCCAAGGGTGCCGATATCATTGATGTGATGAAGCGTATGGGCGACACCGCCAACCGGCTGGACTATAAAAAAGCCGCTGCGCTGGGATCCACCTTCCTGTCGTTGGGTTCAGCGCCGGAAGTGGCCGCCAGTGCCGCCAAAGCCATGGTGCGAGAACTGTCCGTTGCTTCCATCCAGAGCGACCGCTATCAGGAAGGGCTTAAGCGGCTGAATCTCGATCCGTTCGAGCTGCAAAAGGCCATGGTGACCGATTCCATGGGCACAATTATGCGTGTGCTGGAACAGGTCAACAAACTGAAGCCGGAAGACCAGACGCCGCTGTTAACCATGCTGTTTGGTAAGGAGTTTGGCGATGATGCGACAAAACTCGCCAACAACCTGCCGGAACTGCGCCGCCAGCTTGCGCTGACGCAGGGCCAGGGCGCGCTGGGTTCTATGCAGAAAGAATCCGACATCAACAAGGATTCACTGTCCGCGCAGTGGATGCTGGTAAAAACCGGGGCGGCCAATGCCATGAGCAGTCTGGGCGAAACGTTGCGCGGTCCGCTGCTGGAAATCATGGGGTACATCAAAAAGGTTACCGGCGGTATCAGAAGCTGGGTGGAGAACAACCCGAAACTGGCTGGCACAATCATGAAAGTGGTGGCGGCGGTGGCAGCCATCACCACGGTATTGGGTGCGCTGGGCCTGGCTGCTGCGGCCATTCTGGGGCCGCTGGCGATAATGCGGTTTGGGTTCAGTTTCCTGAGCGGCGGCGCACTGTCGCGCCTGCTTCCGGGGTTCGGCGGACTGGCGGCCATTATTGCCCGCCTGGCTCCGGGGCTGGCCGGTGCCGGTGGCGGGATCCGGGCATTACTGGCAAGCCTTCAGAATACCGATGCGGCTTCCGTGCTGGAGCGCATCCGGGAAGCCCTGTCCGGGTTCGGTGGGGATGACGAGGAAGGCGGCATACTGGATGCGCTGCGCAACGGGGTACTGAAGCACCTGAAAGAGCAGGCAGAGAACGCGGGCGGCGCGCTGGTCGCCGCGTTCCGTAACCCTGTCGCCACGCTGTCAGCCCTGCGGGGGCATGTGGCCGGGCTGGCAACGGCAGGTTTTGGGATGCTCGGTACGGCGGTGAGCCGCTTCGGTAATATCCTGCTGGCGCTTGTCACCTCGCCGCTGGCGCTGCTGCGCACGGCATTAATGGCAACCGGCGGCCTGCTGGGCGCGTTGCTGAGTCCCGTCGGGCTGGTCGTTATGGCGCTGTCTGCCGTTGCGCTGGTTGTCTGGAAATACTGGCAGCCCATCACGGCATTTTTATCCGGGATGGTGGAAGGGTTTCAGGCTGCTGCCGGGCCGGTTAAGGAAGCGTTCGAGCCGGTGCGCCCGGTGTTTACGTGGATTGCGGATAAGGTGGCGGCGCTCTGGAAGGGGTTTACGGACCTTCTGGCCCCGGTGAAATCTTCGGCTGAAGAACTGAACCATGCGGCGGATATGGGTAAGCGCTTCGGTCAGATGCTGGCTGACGGGCTTGCCATGGTGATGAGTCCGCTGGAGTCGCTCAAGTCCGGCGTGTCCTGGCTGCTTGAGAAGCTGGGGATCGTCAACAAGGAATCGCAGAAACTGCCCGATGCCAGAACCGTCACCGGAAACAGTTACGGCGCCTATGGCACCGCTGCTGCCAGCGGTTACGGCGGCGGCTACAACCTGCCGATGTACGATTCCGGCGGCTTCCTCCCCGCCGGTAAAACGGGCATTGTCGGCGAGAATGGCCCGGAACTGATAAACGGGCCGGTCAATATCATGAGCCGTCGCCGTACCGCCGCACTGGCTGCCGCTACGGCGATGGCGTTCGGCAGCCTGTCACAGCCTGTTGCCGCGAAACCACTTCATCCGCTAAGCCTGCCGGTGACGGAATACCGTCAGCCGTCAGCCGGGCTGCGGGGCGGTGATCTGCCCGTTTCATCCGGTCCGGCAAATTATGAAATCAACATTCACCAGGCGCCGGGCCAGAGCGCGCAGGATGTGGTGGCGGAAGTTATGCGCCAGCTCGACGCGCGGGAGCGCCAGCGCGCTGCCGGTCGCCGCAGTAGCTTCAGTGACAGAGGGGATTTTGAACCATGATGATGACCCTGGGCCTGTTTGTATTCATGCTGAAAACCGTCCCGTTCCAGCAATTGCAACTGCAACAGCAGTGGCGACATGCCAGCAACAATCGTGTGGGCCTGCGCCCGTCGCTTCAGTTTCTGGGGCCGGACAGCGATGTGATAACCCTGTCCGGGGTGCTGATGCCCGCCATCACTGGCGGGCGGTTATCCATGCAGATGCTGGAGCTGATGGCGGAAACCGGCAAGGGCTGGCCGCTGCTGAAAGGCAACGGGACCATTTACGGCATGTTCGTGATCGAGAATATCGGGCGAACGGAAAGCGAGTTTTTCAGCGATGGTTCACCGAGAAAAATTGAATTTACCGTGACGCTGAAGCGTATGGATGAGTCGCTCAGTCAGATGCTGGGCGACCTGTCCGGGCAACTGACCGAGCTTAAGGATAACGCGGTCAGCAGTGTGGGGGATTTGCTGTCATGACAGATATGACCATGTTTGCCGGTAGTGAATGTGTCCCGGCTTACCGGGTGATGATGAAGGACCGGGATATCACGCGGAACCTTGCACCCCGGCTTATTGCCCTGACGCACACCGATAACCGTGGCTTTGAGGCTGACCGCCTCGATCTGGAACTGGACGACGCAGACGGTCTGCTGGAGCTGCCGCGCCGGGGTGCGGTACTGTCTCTCGCGCTGGGCTGGAAGGGAAAGCCGTTGATCGTCAAAGGGGATTTTACCGTTGATGAGATTGAGCATTACGGAACGCCGGACCGCATCACCGTGCGGGCGCGCAGCGCGGATTTTCGCGCCACGCTGAACACCCGCCGGGAGAAGTCCTGGCATAAAACCACCGTAGGCAAAGTGTGTGAAGAAATCGCCGCCAGGCACAAGCTGGAAGCGGCCATCGGTGCGGACATGGCCGCGCAGGAGGTGGACCACATCGACCAGACCAATGAATCAGACGGGTCATTTCTGATGAGGCTGGCCAGACAGTATGGCGCGATTGCATCCGTTAAGGCTGGCAGGCTGCTGTTCATCCGGCAGGGCCAGGGCAAAACCGCCAGCGGGAAAGCGCTGCCGGTTGCCACAATAACCCGCCAGTCCGGCGATCAGCACCGCTTCAGCCTGGTTGACCGGGAAGCCTACACCGGCGTGATCGCTTCCTGGCTGAACACCCGCGAGCCGGTAAAGAAAGACCCGGCAAAGGTGAAGCGCAGGCGTCGTAAGTCCAGCACATCGGAGACTAAAACCCCTGAAGCAAAACAGGGTGATTACCTCATCGGTACGGATGAAAACGTTCTGGTTCTGAGTCGCACCTATGCCAACCGGCGAAACGCAGAGCGCGCCGCAAAGGCGACATGGGAACGGCTTCAGCGTGGCGTGGCGTCGTTTTCTGTCGGGCTGGCGCTGGGAAGGGAGGATTTATTCCCGGAGTTGCCGGTCAGGGTAAGCGGATTCAAACAGCAGATTGATGAAGCTGACTGGATTATTACCACGGTCACCAACTCCATTAACGACAATGGTTTTACGACGTCACTGGAACTGGAAGTTAAAATTTCAGATACGGACATGAATTAAATCATTTTGAAAATGCAAGTTACAAGTTATCATATTTAAACTTTTCGAGCTGGAGAAACCTGAAAATGATGAATTGTCCTCTCTGTGGTAATGCAGCGCATACGCGGAGTAGCTATCAGGTATCGTCAAACACAAAAGAAAGATATAACCAGTGTCAGAACATTGAATGCGGACATACGTTCATTACACATGAAACATTTGTCCGATCTATTTCTACACCGCAACGTGTCAACCCTGCCCCACCCCATCCTCAGTGCAATGGTCAAAGCCATTTAATTTTTTAA